TCCCCATTCTGCGAATGGAGAGGGGAGTATGTATGTGATACCGACGGCGTTCCCGGATGGGGAGAGGCCGTTGGATTGGCGAACGGAGTAGTACATTTTAACCACGAAACACACGAAATACACGAAAAGAACAAAAGATTTAAGGGAAAACATTAAGGTCAAAAGAAGATTGCTTCGGGTGCGCAGCACCCTCGCAATGACAAAAAGGAGATGAGAAGATGGCACAGGCGACGAGTGGAGCGATTACGGTAGCAGCGGCAGGCACGGAAGTGCAGGGGCCGGATATCAGCGCGCAAGGGTTTTTTATTAAGGCGATGACAACGAACACCGGGCTGGTGTATGTGGGGAACGACGGTTCGAATGCGGTGGCGAGCACGACCGGGTTCAGCCTGGCGGCAGGAGATACGATCTATTGGGAAGGCGGGAACCTGCGGAATCTGTGGTTCGACGCGGCGGTGAACGGGGAAGGGTTCCGGTGGCTGAGTGTGAATAAGCAGGGGGTGTAGGGTGACCGTAACGGCTTTAGCGGAGACAGACACGCTGGAGATGTACCGCGGGGATGCCACGGCGTGGAATTTTACGCTGACAGATGACAGCGTGGCGGTGAATATCAGCGGGGCGACGATCCGGTTCACGGTGCGGACTGATTTCCCGAGCGGCAGCGTGGCCAGCGATGCGGATGCGGTCTTTACGGTGACGACGGCGGATAATATTGTGATCACCGATGCAGCAGCCGGGAAGTTTACTGTGACGGTGATCAAAGCGAAGACGAGCGCTCTGAATATCTTCGGGAAAACAGAATATAAATATGGGCTTGAGATCATCTTGACCGGAGAAACAGAGCCGACAACGATCGGTTTCGGGAAATTCATTATTTATCCAGATGTGGTGAGGGCATAATGGCCTTTGAAGTGGAGATTACATCCGTGAAAAAAACTGCTATATCTATTGTGACGCAAAAAGCATTTTCAACACCTTACACCTATACACCTGGCGCAGATGGAGCGCTACCCTATCCCTGGAAGGGCAGCACATTTGCGATCACCAGTGGTGTGATCGTCAATACCCCCACGCTGGAAGGTGAGCTGCTTACTGATCCAGGACTCGAAGCCACCTACACAGGCGGGAAATGTGACACACTTGCAAAGAATGGATCTCCAACCCTGGCCGAATCCGCAGACGTACATGGAGGCAGCAAGGCGCAGGAATTTACCGGAGCGGCTTTAAATAACTTTGTATATTGGGGACTCTTAGCGGGTGTTGTGGGGCAGTGGTATCAATTTAGCGCGTGGGGAAAGCGCACAGCAGGAACAACAGGAGATGTTCAGGGAGCGGCTATATACCAAGCAAATGCCTTGCCTGTAGACTCTCGTTTAGGGATTTTTAATTCAGCATCCTACGCTCAAAGAAAAATATCTTTCATTTCTAAAACCACAGACAATATTTTCAGGTACGCTGCCAAAACAATATCATCGACCACTTATGATACCGTTGTTGTAGATGATGGCTCGTTCCAGAAGATCACCTTTTCTTCTCTTATGGCAATGCTACCGCCAGCCACGGCGAATCTAACCGTCAAGGCGCAATTGAATACATTTGTGGATAAAACCATGCATGGCCTGGTGGTGCGTGGCAGCTCTCAAACAAACCCAACAAACTGTATTTTCGTTCTCTGTCACGACTATGATTTTACGGATTCTTATGGGGTGAATATCAGCGTCGTTAAGAAGATCGGCTCGACCTATACCCTGGTTTTGGCGGATACGTTAAAAGGATTTGTAGCAGACGCCTGGGTGGAAGCCAGATGCACCGGAAGCACCGTAAAAATTTACTACAATAACGCTCAGGTAGGTGCAGACCTGACGATTAGCGACGCAGAGTTAGTAAACAACCTGTATCATGGCATTTTTAGCTCTGGAGGAAACAGCTTGAAAGCTTTTTTTGTGGGGTGACGATGCCAGTTCATCTGGTCTTTGCTGGATCGTCATTTTCCACCGCTAGCTCAACGCAATACAACGCCAAAGTGCAGACATGGGTTAATTCTCAGGCGCAGTATGGGATCAATAGCTACATTACGCTGGCTATCGGTGGGCATAATAGTTGGTCAAACCTGGTGCGGTTATCTTCTTCCTTGAACGCAAACACGCAGACGGTTCTTATCGATCATGTCCAAGATGGAGATACCACGATTACTAAATGCTCTCTCGAAGCTATGATTCGACGCATCTGGACTTATAACCCAGACATCCGAATTATTGGAATTAGCTCTCCTTCCTGGCAAACACAGGATATCAGTAATGATGCATTAGTATCTACACCCACCAATATTAGTACCATAAACCGCGTCAAGGCGGACTTTGAATACTACGGAACCTCTTACGCTGATTATCTGGCAGAAATGATCGACCTGGTGCCGGAAACTTACCATCTAAACGAGCTGGTGAGTGGTGACACAGTTCACCCCTCGGAAACTGGTTACGGGGTGATGGCCTCCCTAGTTGAAGCTTTCCTGCCTTCCAGCGGGGCGCAGCTCAGCGGTTCGCTGCCAGATTATTTATACGAATATACACCAGACTTTGAAGAAACGCCCACGATCACGCTCGGCACAGATTATGACAGTAAGACCGGCACCTGGGCGGAGGTGGGTACAACCATCGAGAGCAGCACAGCCGGCAGCACCGTCGTTTTCTCCGGCACGTTTCGCTCCTTCGGAAAGTATCGAGCCAGCGGCGCAGATGGCAGCGTAGAGGTCGATATCGATGGAGGCGGTTTCAATGTACTGGCAATCAGCCAAAACGGTTACGACATCGGCACACGCGCTGCCCACACGATCACAGTCCGCATCCCCGCCGGTGGATCGTGCAAGATTGACGAGTTCTGGACGATTTAGGAGAGGACTATGGCATGGATCGACGCTTTTATGCACAACTGGGTATTGGATGCAGCGGGGCATTTCTTGTTGGCCTCGGTTCTGGGCTTATTAGCCTTCTGGCTGACGCAGATCATTTTTTATGTTCCGTTATCTATGATGTACCAATTACTCCGCTTTCCCATGCCTCGGGCTGCTATCTATGGCATTCTAGCCTTGTGCTTGCTGCTGGGTATGTGTTTTGCGCTTATCTCACATGCCTGGTTGGATGGCTTTGCTATTTGGTATATCACGCCATCTGGTCCGGCGCTGAATTACGGAGGGATGTAACATGATCGGTTTCGACGTAAGCTATTGAATATGATGATAGAGAGGTTAGGATGGCACTGAAAATTTATTCTGCACCGGCGATTGAGCCGATCACGTTGGGGGAGGCGAAGATGCACCTGCGGGTGGACCAGGACGAGGATAATGCACTGATCCAGCAGCTGATCACGACAAGCCGGGTGGACGTGGAGACACTGTGCCTGCACAAGCTGATCACGCAGACGTGGGATTATTACCTGGATGGGTTCCCGGGCAGCGATGTGCTGGAGCTGCCATGCCCACCTTTGCAATCGGTGACGGCGGTGTATTACACGCCGGACGGAGGGGTTGAGACGACGTTTGCGAGCACGCATTATACGGTGGACGCGGTGAGCGAGCCCGGGAAGATTTATCTGAAGACGACGACGGGGGGCGGGCAGGGGTACTGGCCGAGCAATATCTTGATCCCTTATAACGGGGTGAAGGTGCGGTTTGTGTGCGGGTATGGGGCGGCGGGTACGAACGTGGACAGCCGGGCGATCCAGGCGATGAAGCTGCTGATCGGGCATTATTATGAGAACCGGGAGGCGGTGTTCATGGGGAGGACGAATCCGAGCCTGCTGCCGCAGGGGGTGTATGATCTGTGCTGGGATCTGAGGGCGAGCGTTAAAGAGTTCTAACCACGAAGGCACGAAGGACACGAAGAAAACCTTTTAAGGGAAGAGCAAAAGAGAGAAGAGATGGAAGCTGGAGCGCTGAGGAACAGGGTCACAATTCAGAAGAAGAGTGTGGTGAGGGACACGTATGGGGCGGAGACGATCACGTGGGTGACGCACTGCCAGGCGTGGGCGAAGGTGGAGCCACTGACGGGGAGGGAGTTCCTGGAGGCACGCCAGACGCAGGCAGAGGGGATGGTGAAGTTCACGGTGCGGTATCAGGCTGGGATCGAGCCGGAGATGAGGGTACTGTTTGGGACGCGGACGTTTAATATCCAGGCGGTGATCCATGTGGAGGAGAGGTTCAGGGAAGTGCAGCTGATGACGGTGGAGCAGTTATGAACCACGAAGCCACGAAGGACACGAAGAAGATCAAAAGCTTTAAAAGAGGGAAGAGCTTATGAATATTGAGGAGGCACTATATAGCAAGCTGACGGGCGACGCGGGGGTGGCGGCGCTGGTGGTGGCGAGAATTTATCCGAATGTGGTTCCGCAGGATATCGCTATGCCGGCAGTGGCTTATCAGCGGATCAGCACGGTGCGGGATATGGCGCACGATGGGCCGACGGGGGTGGCACATGCGCGGTTTCAGTTTACGATCTCGGCGAGCACGTACAGCAGCGCCAGGAATGTGGCGAATGCGATCCGGGTGGCGCTGGACGGGTTTTCAGGGCTGATGGGGGGCGTTGGAGGGGTAACTGTGGAAGCTGTTTTCGTAGAAAACGATTTTGACGGGTATAACCAGGCGGGCGGCGAGCAGGTCGTGCGCATGGATGCGTTAGTCATTCATCAGGAGTAAGGTCAAAACCTTTTACCGCAGAGTCACAGAGAACGCAGAGCAACGCGGAGAAAAGATTTTGAGAGAAGATCAAAAACAAGGTAAAAAAAGGAGTAGGATATGGCAGTTACAGTGCAAGGTGGTTTTGGGTTTACGGTCAAGTTACACATCGGGACGGCCACGCCGTGGACGACGATCGCCAGCGTGCTCGATGGGGAGTTCCCGGAGCAGGAAGCGCTGGTAGCGGAGAGCACGGGGCACGATGCGACTTCGGGTTATGCGACCTGGACGAAGACCGGCAAGCGGCAGCTCAATCCGTTCACGCTGACATTGGCGTGGGACACGGACGATACTTCGCAGGCGGCGCTGGTGACGGCGTTCGACAGCGACATCTCGATCGCTCTGCAGGTGCAGGACCCGGACGGGGATGAGCTGATCGCGATCAGCGCGCTGGTGACGAAGATCGGGCGCGAGTCGAAGCAGGATGGGATCGTGCAGTGCGTGGTGACCTTCCAGCCGACCGGGGCACCGACAATTACGTAAAGAATCCGCTAATCGGCGCGAATATGCGCTAATTACCCTTACCCCCGACCCCTCTCCCGAGGGGAGAGGGGTGAATAGGAAGGAGTCTATATGGCGATATTGACGCGGGAGGCGATCCTGGGGGCGCAGGACCTGAAGCGGCAGACGATCAAGGTGCCAGAGTGGGGCGGCGAGGTGATCGTGACGGAGATGAGCGCGGCCAGGCGGGTGGAGCTCGAGAAGCGCTTGCCGGATAATGCGAGCGACGGCGAGGTGTGGCCGCTGCTGGTTTTGTTCTGCGCGGTGGATGAGGCGGGGGGTCCGCTGTTTACGCCGGAGGATATGGAAGCGTTGAAGGCGAAAAACGGGAGAATCATCGCACGTCTCGGGCGAGTGGCGCTGAAGATGAACCGAATGGGCACAGGTCAGGAGCGTGAGCTCGAGGAAAATTTTCCCGAAGGCCAGGGCTGAGCTTTGCATACCGGCTGGCCCTGGCTTTCGGGACGTGGGATGTGGATGGGATGCTGGATCAGATGAGCAGCAGCCAGTTTTCGCATTGGGCGGCTTATTTCAGATCGCAGGCAGGGGCAACGCGGCAGGAGCGCTATGTTGGCTCGGGTAAGATGCGGGCGGGCGACTGGAAGGAAATGAGCGCGGCGGAGCGGAAGGAAGCGAAGAAGCGGATGTATGGGCTTTTCCGGAATTATGCGGTGGCGACCGGCGCGAAGCATACCCCACCCCTGCCCTCCCCAGCGAAGCTGGAGAGGGGGAAGAGGCAATAATGGGCGATCTGGTGAAGATGAAGTTGGAAGGGGTAGAGAAGCTGCTGAAGGCGCTGGAAGAGGTCGATAAGCAGGCGAAGAAGGTGCTGAAGGAGGCCGGAAAGGCAGGCGGTGAGGTCTTCAGAGAGGCAGCAGAAGCGAACGCGCCTGGTCCGCTGGTGACGGTGATTGAAAAATCGACCCAAGGGAATGTGGAAGTGGCGGTGGGGCCTTCGAAGGCACACTGGTATTATCGTTTCTTTGAGACGGGCGCCAGGCCGCACGAGATCAAGGCCAGGAGGGCGGATGTGCTGTATATCCCTGGCGTGGGGAGGGAGTTCTTTACCAGCGCCAGCGAGACGGGCGGCGTGACGGCCAAGCCATTCCTGCGACCGGCCTTCGATACGAAACACGATGCGGCGTTGAAGGCATTCGGTGAGACGATCTGGAAGGCATTAGGAAGGATCAAATGAGCATACTCGGCACCTTGAAGGTGATGCTGACGGCGGATACGGGGCAGTTCCAGAAGGATCTGAAGAAAGGGGAAAAATCGGTCAGCTCGTTTAAGAAGGAATTTTCAGGCATGGCGGCTGGACTGGCGGGGGCGTTCACGGCTGGGGCGGTGGTGGCCGGTCTAAAGAATATTATCACCAGCACGGCGGATTATGCGAAGACGGTGGAGGATCTGAGCCGGAACCTGGGGATCAGCACCGAAGAAAGCTCAACCCTTCTCCAGATGACGGATGACCTGGAGATCTCGCAGGGCGCGCTGGAGATGGGCATGAAGACGGCGCTGCGGCAGGGGATCACGCCGAATATCGAGGGGATCAAGGGGCTGGCGGAGCAGTACCAGGCGTTGAATACACCGGCGGAAAGGGCGGCTTTTGCGCTGAAGACGTTCGGGAAGAACGGGCTGGAAATGTCGAAGATCCTGGAGAAGACGCCGGAGCAGATCCAGGCGATGGCTGATGCCTTGGAGGGGAGCAGCCTGATCATGGGCGATGATGCGGTGCAAGCTGCTAAGGATTACCGGTTGGCATTGGACAATGCGAACGATACGATTGCAGAAGTAAAAGTGACAATTGGAAATGCGCTGCTGCCTCCGCTTACGGATGCAATTGAGTTTATGGGGAGAGGTGTGAAGGCTGGAGTCGAGCTGGCCGGGATGCTGGGGACAATCGCGGACCTGATCCACCAGCGGTCGGATCCGGCTTATGCGGCGCTGGTAGAATCCATAGAACTGGCTAATTCAGCAGCAGTGACGGCCAGCGGAGATGCGGGGATGGGGGCGTATAACCGGAGTCTGGAAGTGAATGCTGCGAAGGCTGACGATGCAGCGGGAGCGAATAACCGCGTGGCGATGTCGATCACGGAAGTAACAAAGACCAGCGCGGCGAAAAAGGCGGTTGATGTTCTGACGGAAGCCTATATGGCGGGAACTTTGGAAGGTGACATCTATGCGGTAAAAATGTCTGACATTATGCGTAACTGGTTAGATATGCCAATGGCGCAGGTCACAGCTTCGCTCGCTATGCAAACTATTGAGAAAGATTTGCAAGATGGGAAAATTGAGGCTTTAGGCGCCGCAAGCGCTATTTTAGGGGTGGGAGCGGCAGCAGATTCCGTGAACGGGAAGCGCTCCGTGATCACGATCCACACGCAATACACCACCGCTGGCGCTCCGCTGCCGGGGAATCCGAAGGAGGGCAATCAAAAGCGAGCAGGGGGTGGTCCGGTGACGGCTGGATCGGCGTACCTGGTGGGTGAGCAGGGACCGGAATTGTTCGTTCCATCGCAGAGCGGGAATATTATTTCCAACCGGAACATCGGCAGCGTGAACATCAATGTGACGGCGCCGACAGCCAGCGGAGAGCAGCTCTACCGCGAGATCAAGCGCAGGCTACTTGACGACATGCGCGCAGAGAGATTGAGGGCATAAATGGGATCGAGAATAAGACTGATTTACCAGGGATTGGTGCTTGACCTGAACGATAAGGTGACTTATTTTGTCGAGACGGGTTTCATCCCACCAGCGGTGCAGAAGGCGGTCAATTATGCGCAGGGCTCGATCATCAACCAGCGCGGCGGAAAGCGCATTAATGAGAAGGCGCTGGACCGGGATTGGAGCTTCACGGTGCGGGTGGAGGGCGGATCCTTGCAGGAAACCCACCTGGCCGTGCGGCAGATCCAGAGCTTCTTGAACCTGGCAGCCGATACACGCAATAAACTTTATGTGGAATATTATCCGAGCGATGCGGTGCCGTATAAGCCGACCTGGGGTCAGCAAGGTTATTACTACCAGGTGAAGAGCGGCACGGTGATGAATTGGGACGAGTACGCGGAGTGGTCGGCGGACCACGTGCTCAAATGCACGGTGGCCTTGAACATTTCTCCTTATGCAGAGGGGATCCGACAGCAGCTGGCGGAAGCCACGGGCGGGATATTGGAAGATAATTTGGGGGCGGCGGACGGGAGCAGCCGGGGATTGGCGATCTTGGAGGCGACCACGAATATCTTTACGAACCCGGTCTTCAGCCATGCGACCTATAACAACGGCTGGACGACCGGAGCAGACCTGACCGCTTTCCGAAACACTGACCCGAAATATATCCTATTCGACCGCGTGAGTGCACAGCTCGTACGCACAGCCGGCACGAATATTCGCTTTTATCAGAGTCTGAATGCTGGGAACACGAATGCCTGGGTGATCAGCTTTTACTGTAAAAAGGCAGACGGAAGCGCCGTGACGGCCAGCGATGTTACAGTTTATTACGATGGCAGCCAGACGACCACCTTCGAAGCGGTTGGTAACGGCTGGTATTTGTGCTATGGAGCCGTGACCGGCGTGGCCAGTGCTAAAAATACCGGCGTGCAGGTTAATACTTTGGGTCTGACAGTTTATGTGGACGGGTTCCAGATGGAAGAGAAGGCTTATCCGACCCGGCTGGCCTATGGCGATATGTTGGGATGCGCCTGGACGGGGACGCGGCATGCCAGCACATCCACGCGCACGGCTGCCAGGTGCCGGGTGCCAGGCGAAGCGATCACAAACAGCGGGCAGTGGACTTTAACCTATCGAGCGGTGGTGAAATTTCACCATGCGAACACGCGCGCTGGAGATCGCTATATTTTCGGCACAACCGGAGTGAGTGTTTATTTCAGGGCGTCGGATGATAAGATCGTGGCGGTGCAGGGCGGCACGGAGGCGGCCAGCGCGGCGTTGACTTTCTCAGCCGGAGCGATCTATGTGATCCATGTAACGATGGACAAGGGAACGGTGACGATTTATTTGGATGGGGCGGCGAATGGGACCAATACCGGATTTACGGGAGGAGCAGCTCCGGAGGATGTGTATTTGGGATCGACAACTGCAGCAGCCAGCCAGGGAGATATGACCCTGTTGGATTTTACGGGTTGGGATGTGCCACTGACGGCGACGCAGATTGCCAATGATTATGCCGATATCTACCAACAGGTGAGCAATGACACCTACGGCAAGCGTTTGAGCTCGATCCCGTATTTCTGGAACCCGGACGGCGATATGGTTTTTGATCATTACTACGATTCCACGCATGAGGATTGGGCAGTGATCGGCGGGATCCCGGGCAGCGGGCCGGCGAAGAGCGTGATGCGCATTGGGGCGGGTCCCAGCACGAGCGCTTTCGTGATCTCGAACCACGTGGCGGATATTCCGCTGAGCATGACAGCCACATTCGAAGATTTGAGCGGGACGGGTGTGGCGGCAGCCTTGGGCGGGCAGGTATTGCGCACATCGATCGATACGACCGGCGGAGATTTTGACAGCCTTGGGATCACCTATGATCACGAGGTCAAACGCTATGCCGGGAAGCAGGTGCACATCTACCTGGTGGCGTCCGATTCGCGCGCCGACTTGCAAGCCAGGCCGTATGCTCGTTATTCGGGCGGTCCTTCGATTGGCTACGGAGATTACAAAACACTGGCCACCACGGCAACGTTAAAGCATTTCTTGATCGGTCCGATCATCACACCGGAGTTCCCGGCTGAGAACAACTGGATCACCGAAGGGACCACGCTGGCTTACGGCTTCTTTATGAAGCATGCTGGAGGCACAGCGAACGTGGATGTGGATTATTACCGGGTTTTTGTCGGAGATATCTGCTACATTCTAGGCGCCGGGATCGCCGGTAGCGAGCTGGTGATCGACAGCGATTGGAACGTGTGGGAATACGTGAGCGCGGGAAGCAACCTAGCGCGGCAGAGTCTTTACCAGGGCAACCAGTTCCAGCTCTATCCGGGCTTGTATAACCATTTGGTGATGCTGCACGGCCTGATCGCCGAGGATGACGATCTAACGAAGAACATCCTGATCACGGCGGTATATGCCACTCCGGTTTATGATCTGCTTTAAAATCTTTTACGACCAAGGACACGAAGAAAACCAATGGGTTTAAATGATTTGAAAGTCGAAGTATATTCCAGCGGTACGACCCGGATCTATGATTCGAACAACGAGCTGAGCCTGGCGGAGGGTATCCGCTTCAGCACGATCTATCCGGGCGGGCTCTACGGCGATTGCAGCTTGAGGATACCGCGCGATGTGGCGAATTGGTGGGAGATGAACGGAGCGCAGCGCCTAGTGGTGCGCAATGGCTTGCAGATCGTGTGGGAAGGCAAAATCGACAACCTGGTCAGCGCCTTGAACGAGTCGTCATCCAGTGTGGATGTCAAGGCGATCGGGATGTGGGGGACGATCCTGGGACGGCGCAGGTGGAATAAGCCGTGGTGCGAAATGAGGATCGATGAGAATGTATGGGTGTGGAACACAGCGACCGGATCGAACCGGGTGCCTGATTTCTGCACGTTGGACCGAAACGAGCGGATACGGTTCACGCCGAAGAATGTGGCATGGTCGAATAATAATTATGTGAGCATTTATTATAATGCGCCGACGGGAGAGACGATCAAGCGGGTGACGTTCGATTATGACCTGCAGGAGGGTGGGCAGGCGTGGGCGTTGGCGCTGACGGATGCAGCGCTTACCTTTCCGTGGCCGTGGTCGGTGACAGCCAGCGGGACGGGATCTGCGGATACGACTTTCGGAACGCCGACCACACGGGCATATATCGCTTTCGTGGCGCAAGCAGGCCAGACTCCGACTGAGGATGGAACCTATTATGGGCAGATATCGAACGTAAAAGTTTATACAGAAACCGGCTCGATCAATCTGACGGAAGTGGCAAAGGACTGCCGGGCGAAGATCACCGATCTGAATACCACCGATGTTTACATTGGTTCGAACACCTTCGCTCTGGAACCCTTCATCACGGAAGGATACGAGGAGATCTCCAGCATCCTAGAGCGGGCAGCCGCTTTCGGAGACAGCAGTTACAACCGCTGGGCGTGCTATGCAGATCACAGCGATATGGCGCCTGCCATCGATGGCAAGCCGGTGCTGGTGGTAGAGCAGCAGCCAGCCCTGACCGATTACGATTACAGGATCCGGCTAGAAGAGATCGACCCGGATTTCAGCTTCGACCGCTACTTTGATGAGCTGTGGAACTGGATCATCGTGAAATATAAGGATGCGAACGGAAAAGACACCTGGCTGACACCAGATGATGATGCAACTCTGACGAATGCGACCTCGACGGCGACCTACGGGCAGCGCGATTATGTTTTAGATGCAGGAGAAGGTAACGCCACCACGGCCGCCAATATCGGGCGCACCTTTCTGGCAGAGCACAAGGACCCGAAATACCGCATGAGCGGGGCGATCAATGTTAAGGGCTCGATCCGTGCGAAGGGCGGGAACCTGGTGCCAGCCAGCCAGATCCGAGCGGGGAAGCGGGTGCGGATCGAGAACTTCCTGCAGGACCTGAGCGGCACGGGGCTGACGTTCCTGATCGCGCAGACGGATTACGAAGCGGATGGCGAGGTGTGCGCGATCAGCGCAGGCAGCGACCTGGTTAGTGAGCTTAAAATGATTTCAGGATAAGGAGAAATTATGGCAACACGATTGTGCAAGGTGGTTGGCGGTGAAAAGGGCTACGTGCCGGTAAAGAGCAATTCGCACGGCGGGCTGGATGTGACCAAGGCGTATAACGATGAGATTGTGCAGGAGATCGTGAGCATCCCACCGGAGTTTGGGTATGCTCAGGTGGTCAGGAAAGTTAACTGGCCAGTCTCGGGAACCGGGGAGTATTGGATCGAGAAGAGCCATTTGGAGGCAGTGGTTGAGCCTGAGCCGGAGCCTGAGCCGGAAGGGGAGTGGGAGGCATATTCTTACCGGCTGGAAGATGGGAAGCTGTTCTTAAAGAAATTATAGTAGAATATCACATAGGTCAACTGATTCGTTATTTTTGCGTTTTTTGACCTATTTTTATCCCCCACAGGTGGGGGAAGATGGGCAAAACCTGCCACACTTGGGCATATATTAGTTTCTACTAGGAGTTATGACTCTGGATCTGCTGACCCAGGTTCGACCCCTGGACCCCCAGCTAGACGGCCTATATGTGGGAGGTGTAGCCTGTTTATACCCGTACCTGTGGCGTATTTGGGCAGCTCCTTCCCGGGCCTGAATTGACTTAGGTCAACAGATTCGTTAAATGGGTTTGGGGTTATGGAGGGAGCCCGGGAGGTTTTTCCTGTGGCTGTTCGTGATTTAAAGACTCAAACGCAGTTTGTCATCCAGGGCACGGTCAGGCATTTCCTGGCAGGGTTCATCGTGGAGCGGCGCAGCCGGGGGCTGGCCAGGCGCACGGTGACGTATTATGAGAGCGAGCTGAGGCTGTTCTGCGAGTTCCTGGACGGGCAGGGGGTGGAAATGCTCGAAGATGTTACGACAGAAGTTGTCAGACAATATTTGTTAGTGCTGGGGAATACCCGCAATCCGGGCGGTATTCACGCGGCGTTCCGGGCGATCCGGGCGTTCTTCCTGTGGTATGAGGATGAGTTCGAGCCGGAAAACTGGAAGAACCCGGTACGCAAGGTGCGCGGGCCGAAGGTGCCCAAGAACCCGCTAGAAGGCGTGCACGTGGATACGATCCGGGCGATGATCGAGCACTGCGGCACGGAGACGGCCAGGCGTGACCGTCTGATCTTGCGCGTGCTGTACGATACGGGCGTGCGGGCGAATGAGCTGCTGGCGCTGAACGTGGAGGATATTGACCTGGTGACGGGCAGCGTTAAGGTGCGGATGGGGAAGGGGAAGAAGGACCGCACGGTCTTCCTGGGGGCAAAAAGCCGCAAGGAGCTGCGGGCATTTCTAAAGGAGCGGCAGGAGCCGTTCGGGGCGCTGTTCACCACGGACGATGGGGAAGACCGTTTGCAGTATGGCGGGCTGGTGCGCATGATCCAGCGCCGGGCGAAGGATGCGAAGGTGCCTGCGCCAGGCGTGCACGATTTCAGGCGGGCTTTTGCGGTGACGATGCTGCGCAACGGCTGCGACCTGGCGCGGCTGGCGGAGCTGATGGGCCATTCAAGCCTGGAAGTGCTGCGGCGATACCTGCACCTGGTGACGGAGGACCTGCGGGAGATCCACGCCCTGGCCGGGCCGGGCGATAAGCTCTAAACTAACCCGATCGCCTGGCAAGCCGCAGCCAGAATTATAAAGATTACGAAGAGCCCGATGATCTGCACGGCGGAGTTGATTTTCTTGAGCAGCTTGGTCTGCTGCGCTTGTGCATCGACGAGGAGCTTGGTTTGCGTTTCGAGGGCGCCCATCAGGCGGGCAAATTGTTCGTCAGTCATTGGATCTCCTTTTTTGGCTCAAATAGAATATTTACACCGATAGTCTTTTGATCGCGTGTTCCACCGGTGATGTCTTTTATGGTGACATTATACTTTTCGATGCGGAGATCCCGGGCAGCTGCTGACGATACATAGCCGATCTGAAATCTCTTTCCTTTTACTTCGATGAAGATCGCAATGGCATTTTTATCGAATTTGTTTTCGGGTTCATATTGTAAGATGAGCGGCATGCCTGGCTTGCAGTATTTCTTGATGATTTTCTGCCGATCGGTGCCGTCATCATTGGAATAAGAGACACCGGAAACTTTTGAATAAAAACTCTTTTTCTCAGTCATAATCAATCCCCTTTTCTTTAAGCCATTTCTTATGTGCGTCGATGGCGGCGTCTTTTAATTCAGGCGGCGTCATATCGTAAAGTTTCTGCCATTCTTTTTCGTGCAGGTCGGGAAGCGGGACATCCAGAATCTCATAACATTCAAAGCCAAGCTTGACGGCAATCTTATATAGATTCTCACCGGTTGGAAGAATATTCCCATTCAAATATTGGCTGATGTTCGATTGGGGTATGTCAAGCCATCTGGAGAAGGCTTTTAGATTGGCTTTGCGGTCGTGTTGGTTGTCTCTCCATTCGAGGAATCTGGCTTCAAACCAGTGGGCGAATGGTCCTTTAGTAGGCATTGTCAATATTATAACAAAATAAACCCTTGACAGAAAAACAATTTAGCACTAAAATAATTTCTGTGAAGAAAAAAATTTAGGAGAAAACATGCCAAAAGACACAATCTTTATAAATGCGCTGGTACCGGTGGAAGATGATATGGCTTTACGCTTCATCGGTGCCAGTTTGCGTTTAAGCCGGAGCGAGGTGGTCCGCATTGCAATTCATGAGTTTATCGAGCGGAACAAGGAAGTGGTGGAAGTATCTTCCTTACCACATCCGAAGGGGGCTGAAGTGGTTCCGGTTCTCAGCGTGAAACAAGATAACGAAGTCGTTCGATACCCGGTGCGGGGCGAATAGATGAATCCCTTCGATGAGATGGATGGGATCATGCACGCTTACGTGCTCCTGCTGCGGCAGGCGAACCTGGAGAAGCGGGTGATGGAGAGCGCGTTGCAGCGCATTGCGAACGGGGCCACGGATCCACAGCGCCAGGCGATGGAAGCGCTGATCACGATCGGAAAGCTGAGGGTGAGGGATGAACAGATTGAGACGCCTGAGATGGGCATTGACGCTCATTTTGCTGAGCAGCGCGCTGTTCGTGAGCAGCTGCGGGACGTTCGAGAACGGCTTTTTTCGAGAGCCGTGGACGGGCGCGCTGCTGCTTTGCTTGAAGAGTCGCTGCGTGACGATTTGGTGAAAACTGAGCGAGGGTAAAAATGGATAAAACAAAATTGGTGATCAAAGAAGATATTACCGATTGGATGGACGAAGCTTTACGAGATGAGAACATCATTGCGAGCGAAGAGGATGTTTATCAGGCTTTGGTAAGCGGTTTATCCACGGCAAAGCTGGCCAGGGCAACGATTGTCTCCCGTGAATTGAAAAAAGCGCCGGAAGAGATCATCCGCCCGAATAAAATTTTGCTGATGGCGGGAGCGATTGCTGATGTGATCAGCCTGGCACACAAAAAGAAAGTGGAAGTGACCACGGAAAGCGGAAGGACTTATGAGATCAATGCTTTCGTGGGCAAGGGCCATACCAACGAAAATGGAAACGGAGAGGTGGAAAATGAAACTGATTCAGGGCCATCGTTTGTGGCGCTCGGAGATAAATTGGCATTGGATCGATCTCTACTATATCTTGCAAGCGTGGTGCCTGGACATATTTGGCATCGTTTGCTGACAATTTATCAATGCGGCGGAGATGTGCGCCAGGCGGCAATTGTTCTGCAGGCGACCATCGACCAGATGAAGCAGCAAGCCGCGAAAGTTAAGGATGCCAACCTGGCGCCTGACACACCCGCGGCAGAGCTACTCGGTTTTCCGGCCACTTTCTGGCTCGATCTACGCGGCTATGCGCCAGACCAAACAGCCGCGGCCCTGACCATCCCGTTATTGATTACCCGTGGTGAACGTGACTACCAGGTAGCCCAGGTTGATTTTGAGGGTTGGAAAGAGACGCTCGGTGATAAATCCGGCGTGTTTCTAAAGCAATATCCTGGCTTAAACCACTTGTTTATGCCCGGTTCCGGGCCGAGCACGCCCCAGGAATACCAGCGCGCCAGCCATGTATCCGAGCTGGTGGTAAAGGATATCGCCAGCTTTATCAAGACCGGCGAGGTGGACACAAAAACGCCTCTACTCGGTGGAAAGTTAAGCCTTCAAGAAATCACCCGCCTGGTTTTGCTGATCCTGCCTATCTTGCTCATCCAACTAGGCGTATCGATCTATGCCCTGGTGGATCTGGCCAGGCGTAAGAAGACTCATGGGCCACGCTGGCTATGGGCGGTGCTGTTGGTCATCACGTTCTTTGCCTTGCCAAGCGGCCTGATCGTGGCGGCCATCTACCTGCTTTGGGGTCGGAAAGAAGATGAGGGCG